GTATCCTTTGATCCCGTGGAGGCTAACCTCCAGAGTCCATCCACGACTATGCGCTCTCTGGGAGAATAGTCAGCGTCTCGCCTGAAATCACAATGTGAGCACGCTTCGACAGTGCATATCCAACCCGGCTATATTCTTTCATGTGACTATCCACTTTAAATATAGGTACGCATACAGAATCAAATGAAACCGAAGTCATCACTGAATCAAAAACACCGGTATGCGCTGGCTCGACAACCTTCAATCCCGCAGCATCATCCTTGATAGCTTTCATCTTCATAATCGAAGTTGCTAACTTCTTCCAATTATCCTTCGCTTGCCCTTGTTCGTTCTGCGCGTCTCTGTGCTCTACGCTATCCTCAACTGACATACGACGAGCTGGCTTCGGTTTTAATCTTTCATGCCCTAGCTGGATTCCAATTTTCGGATCGTCGTCTGAAGAGTCAACATCCGGCCACTCTCTTATCTTCTCGCCCTCTACCTTCTTTGAAATTTTCGACTTCGGTTTCCGTTTCTCAGATTCCCCGCTAATTTGTAGGTTAGCGATTTTATCAAACTTCAGTCCAAGCATCCTACCTTCACTACGCGTACCTCCCGCCTCAACCAAAGCGGTAAAGATCTTCTCTTCCCGCTCTTCTCTAGCATTCTTCAATCTCTCACGCTCCTCTCTAACGTCGCCTTCAACACGATAAAAACTAATACCTGGCAAATGTATGTCTGAATCGGTTGAAGAGTCCGCTTCCTCAGTATATGGTGGAATTGTACCGTGTCCACGTCCATACTTAACATCTGTCTTGACTAAGTCACCACCAACGTTTATCTCACAGAACCGATTCTGCAGATCCACCGTTTCGAAAAGCAGCTTTGGCCAGCGTTCGGGTGCAACTTCAATCCCATGCTCCGAGATAACGAAGAACGTTGCCTCATCACGATCTTGAATACGATAAGATCCACAGGACAATATCTCAACAAGCGATGCCCTCGGTACGACATAGTCCATCATCGATACTTGCGTCGTCATCCCCGTTCTAATGGCTAAATATGGTTTTCCTGTCACTTTACTCATCATCCCCACAAAGTTCGATTCGTCATCCGACCAAAACAGGAAGGTTTTCGGAAACCGCCTTCTCTCTCTAGTCACTGCTTCTAACGTGTGCGCCATTGTGCTTCAGTCACGGAATCTATAC